ATGATGGCCGATTTCGGCATCACCGTGATAGCGGAGCAGACCACACAACCGATGTGGCCACCGCTTTGGAAGCTGCCCGGGGAGGTGGCCCGTGGAGTCGCTCCCGGCCCTCTCCCCTTCCCCGTCGACGGCACAACTTACTGGGATTGCCACAGCCAGAACCCAGACCACCTGAACGGATTCGCGCTGCTCTGTACAGAGGAGGGCTTCACGATGCTATGCCGGGCCAGGTATCGCGAACGGACCGAGTGTGAGAAGCTTGGACACTTGGTGAAGCGAGGATTCGCCCAGGTCCCTGAGATTCTAGGTTGCCTGGAGTACACCCACTTCGCCATCAGGGGCGAGTGCTCGCGGTGCGGTGAGTTCATCAGCGTTGGCGAGATGCTTCCCGTGGATGTGGCAGTGCAACTCGGTTGTCGAGTGGAGGCCACCTGGTGAAGCAGTACGTTCGCCGCGATGAGCACGGGATCATCAAGCGCCCGTGTTGGGTCCCAGAAGGTGCCGAAGTCCGCATCGACTACTGGATGCCCTCGGAAAGAACTGCACCAGCGTGGGTTCTCCTAGAGTACCCGGTCCGGAGTCTGGACTACAGGCACCGAGACAAACGGCTTCAGGACCTCGTGATGGATGGCCTCAAGCGACTGAACGAACTAGTTTACCGGCGTGAAGAGGGATACTTCCTTGGCCTTACCGCCGCCTACCGCGCGATCGGGCCGTGCTGGCAGGTGGACTTCATCCCGGACATGCTTCCACGCTTCAAGGCCTGGGACCGCGACATAGTGATTGAGAGGTTCACCTGATATGGATTCTAGACCACCACGCCCACCCGTCGAGCTAAGCCCTGAAATGCGGAAGCACCGACACCAAGTCTATCTCAGTGACCTCACGCAGCGCTGCCGAAACGTGGTCGAACTGGTGGAAGAGTACTTCAAGCCGCCCAACGGGATGACGTGGACCGACCCGGACAATGGGTGGAAGGTGACTATCGAGAGGCTTAGAGAGTGTCGAGCGGAGGCCACCGAGTGAACGACTTGCTCCAGTTCATACGAAAACACTGGTCCGAGGTTCCCGAATACGCCGAGCACCATGTCCGGCAGCTCGCGAACGTTCTGGAGGTCGTAGTCGACGGGAAACGGGTGATGTTCCTGTATCATGGCCGGTTTCCCCGACGTGCCCGGCGGTGGATTCAGGACCGGTATACGGAGGAGATCAAACACCGACGGGCAGAGCTGACCACTGGAGCCCGGTGGAGCTTCAACCGTGGATGTCCTCAGATAGACTCCACAAGGGTTCAAGCCTCCCTCGACCGAGCGTGCGATCGGCGGGCAAAGACGGCGGAAACAAAGCCCTTCCGTGGCGGTGGCCTCAGGGTTCTCGATGACCCATTACTGGGCGGCGATGAAGAGCCTAATAGGAAGCTGATGGAGTGGTGGTCCAAGACCCTGAACCTCCGCGAAGCGTTCGGGATAATCCGGGCCGAGTTGGAGGGGTACCGACCAAAATAAAAAGACGCGCTAACACCACATCCACGCGTCCCGCAACCCAACTCAGCTGCTTACTTGAATATCCCACAAGGAGCAGCCTTTTGTCTACCCAACGAATACCGAGATATACCATCGACCACGAGGGGATGCAGCGAGTCTCAACTCTCGGCGTAATTGACCCCGACACCGGCGTGCGGCACTATTGGTGCCCCGATTCAGCCATCGACTTCCTGCGCGACCTACAAGCCAATGAGGACTTCACGCGCGAGCGTTACTGCAATCGATGCGACGCCTACGACGGCGAGCTGGCAATCAAGCCGTGGCAGAAGCGCCTACCCCGCCTCAAGCGACGCGCGAAGATTAAGGTGGACCCGGTTGCCCTGCCGTGGATACCCGGGAAACCGGCTCAAGACGTGCATGTCCGTGGCAGCCACAAGAGCCGACCAGGCCGACCCCAGAACCTAGACGCTTGCCACATGTGCCTACTGTCGTTCCTGGACGAACAGGAGCCGCCCGAGCTGACACCCGAGCAGACAGAAGCGCTCAAGGCAGAGTTCCGTTCGGCTCGAGATGAGCTGGGCAGGCTCCACCGGGCAAGGGCGAACGAAAACCCGGACTGGCTCAGCAAGTACATCGAGAAGCGGCTGAGTCAGTCTCGCGCACGGCTGGCCCGGGCGGCCGACGCTTGCCGGGATGCTGGGTTCGAACCTGCGCGACCTCGAACCAGATTCGCAGACGAGACTCTCCTCCAGCGAGAAGAAGACGAATCTCCCGGTGTCTAGATGTCTATACGGGTCTAGAACCCGCGTGGTCATTGGCCTCGTGCACGCACTTCCCATTTATGAAGGGATGTTTGCAGTGGCTAAAAGGACAAAATCTTGGAAGAAGGCCCGTCGGTGCGAAGGTATGCGACTGGCGAAAGAGTTCAAAAACCTTCCCCATCTCGATGGCGACGGTCGGGAGGTAGACCCGTGGGAGAACCTGCAGAAAGTGATCGACCCCGACACGGGTCAAGAGGTTGAGCTACCCCTCTGGCAGCGCTGCCTCAACGCCGCTAACGAGTGGCTCGGCGTATCGCAGGGAACTGAACACAGTGGCCTGAGGTCCGAGACCTGGAAGAACGAGAGCCCGGTCGGCTTCGACATCACCAGCCTCAGCCCGGCAGTGTACATGCAGCCATGCTGATGCCTCCAGGAGACTTGACCGCACTGGCTATGAGCGGAAGCTCTGCCGCGTACGACGAGCTGCGGAACAAGTTCGGCATAACCTCGTGTGAACTCACGAGATATGGCGCTGAATCTTCCCTTCACCCACCGGGTATCAAACTCCGGACGCCTCGAGAAGTAGAGCGAGCAGCGAGCGCTCTCACGAACATTCTGGTGGCCAGGAGGGCAAAGCAATGTTAACCCCCGTCGAGGTGAGCTACCTCCTATTTTTCATCATGGTGGTTCTTACCATCGCGGCAAGCGTCCCACCGACCAAGAAAGGCTGACCCAATGCATCCGAACGTCGAAAGCATCATGAGATTCTTCAACTACCAGCACCTTCCGCCCCACCTGCAGGAGATCAGCAAATCCTGCCACGACCTGGCCGAGAAGATGGTCAACGAGTTGCCGTCAAGCCCGGAGCTGACCGTCGGTCTTCGCAAGTTGCTGGAAGCTAAGGATTGCTTCGTCCGCGCTAACGTGAAGCCGGGTGACCATTGCGGTACCCGAATCGAAGGCGGAGAGACCTTCAAGCCGTGACTAAATCTTAGGTTACCCGGCGCCATCCACCCACACAAACTCCCTCCACGCAAGCAAGGCGCTGGCCGGACACCGGTGGCCTCACCGACCGGCTCACCCCGGCCCCAAAGCGGGGCCGAGCGGGTGAGGTTAGGAGACGACCATGAGCGAGGATAGACCGCTTCTCAGACGGCAAAAGCAGTGGGTGGCCGCGATGATTGAGCATCGCGGCGACATCCAGAAGGCGTCGGCCGAGGTCGGCTACACGTACTGGCACGGGCGTCAGTTGGCATCTGGCAACCGAACCCCACAAGTGAAGAAAGCCCTCGATGCGGCAATGCTGGAGGTAGCCGATGAATGCAAGTACCGTGGTCTGATTGACCGCGAAGACGCATTCGAAGAACTGATGCGGGTCGGTGATAAGGCCATGGACGCCGGCGACTACAAGAGCGGCGTACGAAGCCGGGTGGACGCTTACAAGCTCGTTGGCCTGTATGTGCACAAGATCGAAGACGTCACTCCCGGACGGTACCACGAAATCGACCCAGACGAGTTGACCGACGAAGAATTCGAGGTCTACGCCGCCTATGAAGAGCTCAGAGAAAAGCTCCAAGCAAAAGCGGCGAAAGCTCCCGATAGCGGAGGAGCGACGCCGTAGAGAGGCGCTCAAAGACCTTCACACATTCGTCGAAGAGTTCTGGCCTGAGGTAGAACCGAAAACGTTTGTCAGCGGGTGGCACATCGTGGCCATCTGCCTCCACCTGATGGCGGTCACCTTTGGCTCCATCAAGCGTTTGCTCATCAACGTGCCGCCCCGGCACTGCAAGAGCCTCCTGGTGTCCGTCTTCTGGCCCGCCTGGGAGTTCGCTCGCGGCGATCGGAACGGGTGGCTATTCGTATCCGGCGGCAAGGACCTGTCCACACGAGACAGTGTCAAGTTTCGGCGGATCATCGAGTCCGACAAGTTCAAGCGGTGGTTCCCGGACTGCATTCCGACCATCGACCAGAACACGAAGACCAAGATAGACTTCAACGGCGGTGGATTCCGAGAGGCCACCTCCACAGGGTCCAAGGTCACAGGCAAGGGCGGCGACCGCATCGTCATCGACGACATGCACGACGCCCGGGCCGGGGATGACGAGATACTTCGCGACGTCACCTGGCGCCGAGAGGTTCTCACGACCCGCGAGAACGACCCGGAGGAAACTGCCTGGGTCATCATCATGCAGAGGCTCCACGAGGACGACCTCAGCGGGTGGACCCTGGAGAATCTGGGCGACGATTACGTCCATCTGTGCCTACCCTGGCACTACGACAAAGAGCGCCACTGCTCGACTCCCATCTGGGAAGACCCCCGCATCGAAAACGGGGAAATCCTCTGGCCAAACCGATTCAAAGAGAAGCATTACAAGCGTTGGGTGGCTGAGCTGGGCGCTCTGGCGGCCGCTGGCCAGCTGGAGCAGAACCCTCACCCGGCGGACGGTACCGAATTCAAGCGAGAGTGGTTCAAACATCGCTTCACGCGCTTGCTTGCTATCGATGTTGAGCGCTGGGTCATCTCCGTTGATACCGCCTTCAAAGGCGAAGAATCTTCAGACTGGTGCGTCTTCCAGCTCATCGCAAAGGTGGGCGCGCTCCGCTACATCGTGGACCAGTTCCGCGAGCACCTAACCTACCCAGACTTGAAAGAGCGCTTTCTGGACTGGAGAAACCTCTGGATTTCGCGCGGCATCATCGCCGAGACCGTGATAGTCGAAGACAAGGCGAACGGTACCGCGCTCTGCGACGAACTAGAGACGACTGTCGAAGGTATTCACCGCTACAGCCCCACCGACCCGAAGCAGGTGCGATACCGAGCCGCCTCCCCTCAGTGGCAAGGCGGACAGGTTCTTCTGCCGGCGGCCGAAGGCGCGACCTTGGTCAACACCAACGGCCGAGAGATAGAACTCGACCCGTCGTTCGTCCTACTGTTTATCAAGGAATGCCTCAGCATCCCGAACGGGAAGCACGATGACCAGGCCGACGCCATCACTCAGGCTCTCCTGATCATACTTCTGCAATACGGCGTGGAATTCGACGCCGAGCAAGACGAAGAGTTCGAAACGGAATGGAGCGAGATGTATGGCTGAAGCCGCCACGGAAGACCAGGCGATAGAAGCTCCAGTCCTCGACCAGGAGCCGTTAAACGAAACTTGGTATCACTGGGTACAGAGCGAATTCACCGAGTTCCTCAACCCGGACGACATCCCCATCGAGACCTACGAGGAGATGCTCAAGGACGAGACCGTTTTCAGCGGTATGGAGTTCTTGCGACAGACCCTACTCTCCCGACTTGGAGAGTACAGCCACCCGGTACCGAGGATCGAGAAGCGCATTCGGGAGAACCTGGTGCAATTGGAGGGTGGCTCCTTTCTCAAAAGCTGCGGGCAGATCCTCACCGGCGTCGACTTCGGCTACTCGGTGACCGAAAAGCTATGGAAGCGGGACAACAGCGGCCAGGTCAGGCTGCGCGGTCTACAGACGCTGCACCCAAGCTCGGTGTCCGTGGAACTGCACACCTCGGGTCCGCACAAGAACCGACCCAAGGTCGTGTACCAGTGGAAGAGCCAGGGGACGCGAGAAAAAGAGTTCGACCTGTCCAAAATCGTGCTGTTCACACACGGGGAGTGGTTTGGAAACGTGTACGGTCGAAGCCGCTTGAGAGCCGCCTACGCTGCGTGGTTCACGAAGAAGGTTATCGTGCCAGCATGGGGCCTAATGATGGAGCGCTTTGGCTCCCCCATCGCCATTGGCAAGACCGACAGTGAGAAGAAGGTGAAGGTCAACGGTCTGTTGGTCAGCGCGAAGACTGCGCTCTCCAAGATGCTGGCCAAACTGGGCGCCCGGGGGCAGATAGTCACCGACACAAAGACCGAGATTGATATCGTCAGGGGACACCCCGAAGCGGGAAAAGCCTTCGAAGGCATCACCGCCTACTGCAACAAGATGATTTACCGAGCGATCGGCTTGCCGTCACTCATCGCCGACCACGGCGACACCGGCAGCTACTCGCTCGGCCAGGAACACTCTGCCCTCTTCCACCTCGTGCAGGAACAGATCGGCTACGAACTCGCGGACACCCTGGTGCAGCAGATCGTGAAGCCTCTCATCATCTGGAACTTCGGGGAACAGAAACTCGGGTACGGCGAGTTCACCATCGAGAACTTCGACCCCGAGAAGGCTCTTCAGTTGGCCACCTATTTCGAAAAACTGATAGATACCGGCCTGGTGAAGAAGCACAAGCTCGAGGACATGAACGAGATGCGGTCCCAACTCGGTTGGACTGCTCTTCTGGAAGAGGATTTGGAGGAGCCGCTATCGCTACCGCCGACCGTGCCACCTCAAGACCTCGAAGACGACGAGGCCTCAGCCGAAGAGCTATCCGCGAGATCGGAACTCGCGCTCTGCTTCAGTGCCGCCGGCAAGAGGAGAGCCAAGGCTGCCCTTGTGGCTGCGAGACAGAAACGTTTGCGGGTAAGGAGAGAGCTAGAAGAGTTCGGTCGGGCCTCTTAGTCGAGAGGCTTGCTCCTCCGGTCTTTGAGCGTCTCGAACGCTGGTTCATCCGAGAAGCCGAGAAGCTTACTCGGAGGCGACTTCGGGCCGCGATACCCGAGATTGAACGGGCTTGGGAGGCCGGTGACGCAAGCCTCATAACGATACCCGGAGAGGATGAGCACTGGCGCCTCCTAACGCGCTATCTCGAAGCCGCCTGGCGGTGGGGCCGAGAACACGCCTCAATAGAAGTCTCTAGGCTTCTTGCTGAAGACCTTAATTTCAACGAGGCTGACAGCCCGCCGGAGCCTAACCGGGGGCCGATTCCGTGGGAAGCGATTCTCTGGATTTTAGGCCGCCAGGAACTGGCCGGGAAATGGAATCGTTCTCTCGACGAGCTGGTGCAGCTCGTCATTGCAGAAGGGATAGAATCTGGAGCGACACTCCGTGAGTCTATCCAAGCGCTTGAAATCATCTTTCCGGACTTCAGCCGGTCACGGCTCGAGAACATCGCTCGCACCGAGGCCAGCTCAGCCTACACAAACGGCAGAATCAACACCTTCACGCAGCCTGATTCACGGGTTGCCGCCTTACAGTTTTCAGCGGTCTTAGATACTCGCACAACCCAAATCTGCCGGTCGAGAGACGGTCTCATCCTAGCGATAGACGATCCCAGACTGGCCTTACACACTCCGCCGCTGCATTACCAGTGCCGGTCAACGGTCGTGCCGATCACAATATCGCAATGGCGACGGCTCTTGCGCGGAGACCAGAGAGTTTTACAGCGCGTGCTCGGCTGGGTACCGGCCGGCGGTCCAAAGACATTGGACGAGGCCCTCAGGGGCTGGGACCGGGCTGCACCCCCTCTCGCCGGGTTCGCAGGAAGATAGGAGAACACAGTGTCAGCAGAACTTCTCCATTTCAACAACCTAGACGTGGCCATCTCTCCCGAGGGGCGTACCGAGGGGGTCTTACCTGACGGCCAACCCTGGATCGAGGTCAATGCTCGCGGCTTCTACGTTGGTACCCACCGTGGTCGCGAATACAAAGAATCTGACCTGGACAGTATGGTCGACACCTTTTCCGAGCCTCTCAATGACGAGGATTGGGACGTCCCCGTACAGCTCGACCACAGTGACAGTTCCCGAGACACCGTTGGAAGTGCCCGCCGAGTCTGGCGCTCCGGCGGAGACCTGGGCGCCCGCCTGCGCTTCGTCGGTGAAGCTGAGGTCAAAGCGGTCAGGGCTGCAAAGTATCGCAAAATTTCCATCTCCGTGTTCAGATTCACGGATGACGATGGAAACGTCACCTACAAAATCAGAGAGTTTTCTGTCACCCCGTTCCCGGAGCTGGAAGGGGCAACTATCTACCAGAAGGAGACACCAATGTCCGACAAACCCAAAGCACCCGCTCCGGCGCCATCGCAGGAGCATTTTTCCGCCGACCATCCCGCACTCGTTCAGATGCGGGCGGAGTGGGAGGCCCAACGCAGAGCCGAGCGCGAGGAGTTCGACCGAAAACTCGCGGAACGCGACAAACGCATCGAAAGCAGCGAGAAGATTATCCGCTTTCAGAAGCTCACTCGCCGAATCGAGACCTACGGCAAGCAAGGCAAGTCCGTGCCAGCCATGGACGAAGCTGAACTGGCCCTCCTGGAGTCTTTCAGCGACGAGCAGCTGGAACTGTACGACAAGCTCAAGGAGGCTAGTCCCAAGTACGTGGACTTCGAGGTCGTAGGAGACCAAACGGCCTCGGAGCCTCCAAAAACCGAAGAGTTCACCGAGGAGCAGGCCAAAGAAGAGGCCCAGAAGTTCATCGATGAGTTCGCCACCATGAAAGCGAGAAAAGATGCCTGAAACAACCACTTTCACCCCCAGTAATATCCTGGCCTATGCCCTGGAGACCCCACCCAACAGCGTGGCCATTACCGTGAAGAGCGGGCAGAACTTGCCCGCCGGCCAGGTTGTTGCCCGCGAGACCGCCAGCGGCAAGTACGTTGCCTACAACGATGCGGGTAGCGGTGGCATCAATGTTGCGAGTGGCATTCTACCTTACGCAGTTAATGCGTCGAGCACCGGACAGAACCGCGATGTCGAAGCTCCTATGTGGGTCGGCAACGCTCCGTTGATCGAAAGCCTGCTGACCGGTCTGGATGCCAACGCCAAGACCGACTTGGGTGGCAGAAGCCTACCCGGGCGGGACGTCTTTCTACTCCCGTAATCTCGCGCTGACATAGCGTCTTAACAGGGTCCCAACGGGCCCTTTTTTCATTTGAAAGGAGGGCCCACCGTGCCCACATCTGTCAAGTTATCGTCTGCCCTTGGGTTTCCCCAGCCGCGCGTGCTGGAGGAAACCGCTAGGGCGCTGGTCTTGGACCCCAGCGACTACTGGTTCATCAACAAAGAGAGTCCCATCGAGCCCCACGGGTCCGAGCTGGTCGAATGGTGGGAGGAGCTTCCCATCAGCGGTATGACTCCGGCCTACACCCTGGACACCGACCCTAAGATGCGGAAGTCTAGAGGTAGGAAGCACCACCTCGAGCGCACCAGCTACTGGAAAGAGACGGCGACCCTCAACGAGAGCGACATTCTCCGCACCGTAGACGAAATGCGCTACGACCAGCACGCTGGCAAGAAGCTCATCATGGGCCACTTGGAAGAGGGTGAAGCCCGACTGATGGCTCGCTGTGAGTGGCTCTGCGCTCAAGCCTACCAGTATGGCGAAATCCAAATTAACGAAGAAGGCAGCGAGGAAGGTGTGATTCGTACCATCGACTACGGATTCGACTCTTTCAACCTCGTGACCCCGGACGTCTCTTGGGATGACCCTCAGGCTGACATCGTGGGCAACCTTCAGGGCTGGATCAAGCAGTTCCGAGGATACTCGAAACGTGGCGTCCGTATTCGTATGAACGGAACCACCGCCGAGGCCATGATGAAAAACGGGACCGTCCGCGATCTGTTCAAGCAGTCAAATTTCGCGGGCGAGCTCGGAAGAGACAACTTCGGCAAGCTCCTGATTCTCTTGGTCGGCAAAGACCTGGTGGAGGTGGAGATTTACGACGAAGGCTACTTCGATGACGATGGCAACTACCACGAGTTCGTCCATGACGGGAAGGTCTTGCTCTTGGCCACTCCGCCGAAAGGCAAGAAGATCGGCTCCCTCAAGACTACCCCTTCGGTTGCCAACGCTGGTGGCGGTCAGCTAGCACGCCCCGGGAAGATCCTTGGCATCAAGGATATGACCGACAACAAGGAACGCCCGCGATACCAGACTACCCACGGTATCCACTGCATCCCCATCATCAAGTACGTCAAGTGCGTAATCTGTGCGACGGTGCTGTTCTGATGAGTAAGCCAAGAGACATTAGAGTTCTAAAGGGCGGACTGACTTTCGGTTCGCGGGTTTACAAGGCTGGAGAACTACTCGAGCCACGACATCACAGCGAGCGCGTCCACGCATACGCCAGCGGGGAGAAGAAGTTCTTCACCGGTGAGCGAGTCGTGGAGTTCGTCGAAGAGGCTCCCGAAGCTGAATCTCCCTCTGTCCTGACGGAAGTGACCATCGGAAACGGTCCAGTGTCCTCGACCGATTCGGAGGAATCCGAAGAAGTCGAAGCCGACGTGCTCGAAGTAGAGGGCGGGACGGTGGACGAACAGGGCGAGGTCACGGCCGAGGCTCCACCGGAACCCCAAGCCGAACCTCAGCCTGAAGTCGAGACCGACGAGTCCGACTTGGTGGACTTCATCCTGACTATGGTCGAGGAAGGTCACACCAAAACCGAGGTGGTCGAAACCCTGGCCGAAGGCGACGAGTACAGCCAGAAGCAAGTTCGCGGCGAGTTTGACCGGCTGATGGAAGTTGGCAGAATTCTCGAAACTGAGGAGCGCGGGAAATACCGCGTAACTGAGTAGATGCCATACTGCTGCCGAGCTGACATCGAGGCCAGGCTCCCCGAACTTCCGGAAGTTGGTATCAACGACAAGACCGACTCTCAGGTCGAATCCGGAATCGAGGATGCTCAAACGGAAATCGATGGCCAGCTCGGCGGCCTCTACACTGTGCCGTTCGATCTTGTACCCAACATCATCAAGGGTATCGCCGCCTATTTCGCCGCGGCATTTATCCTAGATTCCGGGTTCTCAGGTGGGGCGGAGGGCACGAAGCTTGCCAATCACTATCGCGCCATCGCTCAGGGCCGTCTCGATCGTATTCTGAATGGGACTCTGCTCCTCTATCCTGCCGACACGGAGGCCGAAGACGGCGGCGATTTCTATGCCGACCACAGCGGCCAAGAGCCGACACTAGCCGAGCACAATCCGTATGATGTGCGAGGTTCGATATGGCCCGGGTAAGGATTAGTCTCGATACCGGGCCACTGGGCGAGGTAATTGGCAAGATTAAGGCCCGCACATCGAACTTGCTTCCACTGATGAAGGAGTTTCACGCGCTCGCCATTGGTGCAGTCGATGACAAGTTTCGAAGAGAGGGCCCCGGTTGGCCGGAGCACGCTGAATCGACAAAGGCCCGAAGGGGAGCGAACGCTGCGATTCTCAGAGACAAGGCCCGCCTCTCCCAGTCGATGGCTGGCGGCAACGCGGACGCAATCGTCAAGATCGGGAAAAACTATGTAGAGGTTGGTTCCACCGTGCCCTACGCTCGTATCCACAACTTCGGAGGCACCATCCAGATGAAGCCTCGGAAGGCGGCGAAGCCTTCGAAGAAGTCGCGACAAGGCGAAGGCTATACCATCGTTATCCCTCAGCGTCGATTCTTGCCAAACGAATCGGAGCTGGAGCCCGATCTGTTGGATGCCGCCGAGGACTATCTTCAGGAGGTAATCGATGCTGGATAGCCTTGGCACCGACTTCACCGCATACCTGGAAAGCGAACGGACACCGAGCGGCAAGCTCTACGCAGTCAAGACTGTTCAAGATGGTGACCAGAAGCTCCGAACAGAGTTCCTTCCCGGCATTACCGTGGACTGGGATGATGAGATTGGCTACGACATGGAAGGCAACGCCGTTGCCTTGGAGCCAGTCTTCGCCGTCACTCTTTACACCGCAAGCCTGGAGGGCGTAAAGGCTGCCGAGAAGGTTCACCAGCGGCTTATGATTGAGCCAAAAGGAAGCACTTTTCGAGGCTTGATTCCAGCCCTCCTCAAGCTACGGGGCGCTTTCCGGCAGCCAAACGGTCAAGCTTGGAACCCCGTTACCTTCCGCATCCTCCCCCGTGGCGATTTCCGCGATGGACGAACCGCCACCATAGTCCAGACGATTGAAGTCCGGTTCCAGTCCCTCTTCAACCGTTCCCAATTTATCTAACCGCCGGAGCTACCGGCACCAACCTACAAGCCTCGCTTTCCGGCGGGGCTTTTTCATTTGAAAGGAGCCTGCAATGGGCAAATTTGAAGAAGTCTCGACCGGGGACGGCATCCTGAAATTAAACGGTATTGATGCCGGCTTTATCCGCAATGTCAACTTTTCCGTGACCTCGGAAGAACTAGAGCTTTGGAACGGCTCACCAGAGCAATTCGAGGGCGCCATCCCGACGCGGCAAGGGGCAACCCTGACCTGCGAGATGCTGGAGTTGTCAATGCTCAACTTCGGTCGAGTATTGGGCCAGGACGTGCTGACAGTACTAGATGATCCCGTGCCCGTAGTTGACCAAGAGTTGACCTTTGAGGCGTCTGGCGACTACGACCTGGCGCTTGAGCGTGTGTTCCTCAACGGCTATGGGGCCACGAGTATCACCGTGAAGTCAGAGGACGGCTTGACCACGTATGCCGAGGGTGAAGACTATATTCTGGATGGGACCAGTAAGGGGCTGATTCGCCTATCTAGCGGGGACATCCCCGAAGGAGCGACAGTGCTGGTGAGCTACACCTACACTCCGATAGCTTCTACCGAGATTCGCGGAGGCGTGACTTTCCAGAGGCAGCGTTTCAGTCTCGAGTTCGTCCACCCGAAGATCACAAAGGGTACCAACTTGGTTCTCTCTCACTCTATCGTGGAGCCCGCTTCCAACTGGAGCGCGAACTTCGCAAAAGGGGATTTCATTGCACCCGCAGCGGAATTCAAGTTCGTCCGCGACAATTCGAGCAATGCGCCCCTGTACCGTCTTCGAGAAGTAGCGGCCGCGTAAGATGGGCGGCCTAAGTCGCAAGGAATCGGAAGTCTCCGTGATCGTCGATGGACGAGAGCGGAGGTTCCGCCTCCGGTCACACTCCATCACCAAGCAGCTTGAGCAGTTAGAAGTCCAGGAGAGAGGGCGGCGTCTTGGCCTCGACCTCTCTGAAGATTCCTTCGCGTCGGAAACCACGATCACTGACGCAAACAGGGCCTACCTGGCCTCCATCGAGCCGGTGATACTTTGGCTACTGCGTGACCCTGTTGACGGCGGCAAGCCGTTGACCTCCGCAGAGTATTGGCTGATGGACATAAATGAGCCCCTGCGAATCCTGGCCGAGCAAGAAGAGCTCACTAACATGGACAGTATCATGGGAAAGGCTCTGGCTCTGCAGCAGACCGCCGGGCGCCAACTGTTGCAGAGGTCGAAAGAGGATGGAGAACCATTGGAGCTACCATCGCGAAGGCCGGCTTCGCGCCCGACTGCTACACGCCCCTCAATGAGTGGTCGCCTGAGCAGTGCGTGGAAGCGTATTACGACGCGTGTCTCGAGCTTTGGAGGCAAGCGGCGTTCAAAATCAGGCTAGCGGGCGGCAAGCCCAGTAAAGAGCCTGTCTTTCGTCCAAAAAAGCAAGAGAAGAAGTCTAGGGCGGCCGCCCTGGATCGTATTAGGAACTTTCCAAGCGGAGGGTAGAAATGAAGAAACCCCTCCTTCTCCGTATTGAAGCTCAGAAAGAAGCTTCCGTCGATAAAGCCCTCGATTCGACAAAACAGGGTGCCGATGAACTCTCGGCTTCGTTCGACAAGGCGGCCGACAGAAGCGACCAGATGGGAATGGCCATCAAGGCTGCAGCTGGCGGTGAGGCTGGTAAAAACCTAAAGAAAGCTTCTGCCTCCGCCAAAGAGCTAACTGGCTCCCTGAAGGGCGTGTCCGACCAGGCCACTACTGCCGGGACGTCACTGGACAAAGCGCTCGACAATCAGATCGCAAACAAGCTAATCGCTATCGAGTCCGTCACCCAGGGCCTTACCGGAGCTTTCCGTTCTGCAGCGCAGGCTATTGGGGGCTTCTCCTCGGCCGCGATCGAGGCGGCGAGCGAATTCGAAATCCTTGAGGCGAAGCTTGCTACTGTTCAGGGTTCTACGGAGCGCGCACGCGAAACATTCAAGTTTGCGCAAGACTTCGCGGCGAAGACTCCGTTCGATGTCCAAGGCATTGTCAACGCTACTGTGCAGATCGAGGTCTACGGACAGCGTTCTCGTGAAATCCTACCTCTCGTGGCCAAGTTGGCAGCGGGAATGGGCAAAGACATCAACGACACCGCCCTAGTCGTAGGGAAGGCCTTGTCTGGCTCACTCGAAGGGTTCGAATCTCTGCGCAACGAGTATGGAATCACAACCCGTGAACTCGTGAAGTTTGGCGCCGTGCAGAACAAAGCTGGTGGTATCCTGGTGCAGACGGCCGCAGATGCAGCAAAGGCGGAGAAAGCACTGAAGCAGATCATCGGTATTCGCTTCGGTGACGCGATCGAGCGCCAGTCAAAGACCTTACGCGGTCAACTGAGCAACACGCGAGACGAAGTCAAGAATTTCGTCTCAGAAGTGGGCAAAGGCGGTGCTGAGGTCCTAAAATTCGGGACTGCTTTTGTTGGCGGAGGATTCGCAGCCTTGCGAAAACTTCCCGGACCTCTAAAAGAGGTTGCGGGTGCATCCCTTACCATTTCCGCAGGCATCACAGCCGTGGGAGCCGCTGGTGCCGGCGCGGCTCTAGGTCTACTCAATCTGAATACTCAGCTCACCACCGCAGCAGCTGTCATTCCCGCTTTGGGTCCAGCTGCCACCGCAACGGGAACGGCACTGGGCATTATGGGGACCGCCTCCACCGCCGTTGGAACCGCAGTTCGATTTATGCTCGGACCGGTCGGCCTGGCCATTACCGCTGTGGGAGCGGTTGCTTTCGCATTCGACCGCGCAGCGGACGCCTCAGAGGCCCTGCAAGCCCAGATGAAAGAGGAGTCGTATCTCTTTCAAAAGCGCATTCAAGAGAATCGCGAGCTTGCGAAGGCATTGGACGCATTGGCGGCGGCCGAAGGTCGGACGAGGACCGGGGCACCGCAAGCCCAGGCAAGCGGCAAGAGCAAGCAAGAGCTTGAACTGGAGAGGGTTAAGCAAATCCTCGATCAGTCGTCTGCCTCGGATTTCTTCAAGAAGATGAAAGAGGCTGGGTTTGACGCGGAAACGGTCAAGAAGTTAACCGGAGATACAGCAGACCAGATTGAGGTTCAGAAGTCCAAGGTCGACGAACTCAACAAGAAGCTCAAGGAGTCGGAAGACTTCGACTACGCGCAGTCTGCAAAGTCTGGCGTCGACCTTGGCGATAGCATTATCACGAAGAGTATCAGGAAAGACCTCAAAGCCTCAGAGCAACAGCTCGCCATAGAGCAGGAAAGAGCCGACAAGCTCAAGCTTGTCGGTGTGCAATACGAAAGGAACACAAAGCAGATTGACGCTTTGGGGAACGCTGCCCAGCGAACGAACGACTTCCTGAAGTACGCCGACAAGATTGGCGACCTCAGATCCATGAACGCTGCCTTCGGGGTCCTGCAGCAGAATATTTCCGTGGCGGCTCAAGAACTAAAGAAACTCAACGAGCCGACCGACCGGAATTCTCTCCTAGAGAAGCTTCGCCAAGGAGCCTTCGACAAGAATGACCCCCTCAAGGAGAAGGTTGAAAGCTACCTGGATCTGCTTCAGGAGCGCGACAAGCGAGAGAAAGAACTTCGAAAGAAAAACCTGGAAGACGAGAAGAAAGCTCTCCAGGACTTGCAAAACAATCTGACCGCGGCCAAGGCTGCTCGCGATGTCTCCCGCCAGGAAGAACTCGCGAACTTGGCTGAGCAGTATGAGATCGCCAAGCAACTCGGTAAGGAAGGCGAAGAAGAACTCACCCGCATCCAGAACCGGCAGGCCACTCTTCGAAAGGAAGCCCGTAAAGAAGAGGCCCAGTCTGCAAAGCAGGCAGCCAAGGACGCCCTCGATGCGGCAAGGTCTCTCCCAAGCTCAGCTCGGGCCTCGGAGCGGGGTACGCAGGCTGCAGTAGACGCCTATGACACCGCAATAAGTCGGGTCAAGGCATGGGTGGCCGGAAACCAGAAGCTGATCGAGCAATTCCCGGAGCTCGGCCGCCAGGGCGAAACTGCGATCAAGCAGCTCGAACTGCAGCGGGCTCAGGCCGAGGTTGCGCGCACGACCAAAAATTTCAGCGACCTGCAGGGCACTCTTCGCGACCTGGAGGCCGATGCCGTGAACACTGCCGAGAAACTCGACGCGGTGTCTCGAGCCAGGGACCTGGTGCGTTCTGCCCGAGCTTCGGGAAAGATCACGGATGAACAGGCTTCGGAGCAGACCAGCGACCTCGACCGCAAGGAGCGCGCCCTCAGGCGCACCAAGGAACAGGAAGACCTCCGATACCAACAGCAGAAACTGGAGATTTCCCGTCAATCCGCCGAGCAGGAACTGGCAATCGCAGAGACTCTTGCCGATGGGTCGATCCGGAGCAACGACAAGCTACTGGTAGCCCGGGAAAGGCTCTATCAATATCGCATCAAGGCGATTCAACTGGAGAAGGACGCCGCCATCGCCGCCGGCGAGGAAAAGGTCCGAGCAGAAGAGACGGCCGCTGCCAAGATAAAGCAAATCGAACAGCAGAAGACTGCCGATCTACACGCAGAACTCAAGAAGCGCTACGACGCAGAACAGGGTCGCCTGCAAGGAATCATCGACGAAAATCAGACCGAAGACGCCCTCGACTTCGGCACCCTGGACTTCGGCGGCGATTCCGAGGCTGACAAAAAGCGGCGGACCCGCAAAGCAGCGGAGAGAGAGCTGGAAGACCTTGAGCGCCGGGAGAGATTCCGGAAGGCCAATCCCCAGATCGTTGCTCAAACCGCCGAGGATGAACGGCAAAAAGCTCTGCGTGCTGCGGACCCCTCCGGCGTTCTCAGGGACGGCCAGGCCGCTCTCTCTCCCCAGGTTGAGACCCCTGGCACGACCATCAACAACACCACCAACACGGTAATCGTCAACACGGAGAGCCGGAAAACTCGCAACGTTGCTTCCGCTGAAGATGCGGTCAAAGAGGTTGAGAAGGCGATCACCACGGCCCAGTATTACGACCCGAAGGCCGGGATTGGATAGCGAATGGCTGACTGGGAATGGAAGATTGCCAATATCAGCTCATCCAAATCTACCTCCTTCCCGTCGGTAGCTCCCGATGAGGGAGAGGATACCTATGGAGGCCGTTACGTCTACGACGACGAGGAGCCGCTAATCAGGCTAACGTTCAGAGCCGTAGGAGTGCCAGAAGAGGATAAGGACACAATCTTTGCCGCCTATCTAGCCAAGAAAACACCCTATACGCTGACCGACAAGCTAGGGACCGAGCACAATGGGTATCTCACTGGGATCCAGATTGAAAACGTCAGCGGTTGCGACCGATGGAACATCGACTTGGAGATGACCAAGGTTCTCACCGAACTCGGAGGCTCCTGATGCCCCACTTTGTAGTAACCGGAGCCTCTGGAGTTGGCCAACCGGCGAGCGGGAAACTTGTTTGGGAAATCAACGCCGGCTGGAGCGCGAGTCTCGAGTATCCCAGGAATCCCCCCGTCGGTTTGCCGGCGACTCAGAAAGTAACGATCGAGCTTGACGACGGAGACGGTGGTACCCTCACCTCTCCATCGCTCTACCTAAGAGGCCGTTCTCAAACCGAGGACAACGAGGAAGGGAGATCGGGCTCATACCAGCTTCTCGATGAGACCTCAGTGGACTTGTCCTCTGGAACTAAAAACTACGACACGTTCATAAACAGCAGTTCTACCGCCATGGTGGCCGCGATTGCTGCCAGCTCGGGCAAGTCCATCAATGGCGTGCTGGCCTATCCCGTCTGGAAAGAAGACATCAAGCAGTCGACAGACTGGGAGCCTCTTCGAAGACTCGCGGCCGTAGCTGGACAGCAACTGGTCGTCACTCAGACGGGTGCGGTTCTGTTCGTTGACAACGCCTGGGACACGGGCCCAAGTCCATTTAAAGCCAAGCGGGTGACCCATAACTACAACCCGCAGGACATCTTTGGCCGTCTCTATGTCTCAAAGAACGTCGGCCAAGGGACGAACAGCGGGGATCAGTGGTACGGCTTTACGGAAGAGGGCTTCGTCCCAAGCGTCACCATGGACGCTCCCTTATTCGTCTCCGACGTGCAGGACCACTCGGCTCAGGGCGCTGGCACGTGGGTGACGTTTTATAACGCGGCAGATGAGCAGTGCTACCAACACCGAAACGGCGGATCCGATGACGTCTCGTCAAGCCCAAACACCGGTCCCGGGCCTGCGGTCAAGTTCTCGATCTATGTGGAGCCGGATGACGTCAGCGAACTTACGTCAGTTCGAATACGGGTTGTCGGAGCCCCCGCTGTCTCAATACCGGCTGGCATAGACCCGGCGATATCCAAATTCTACGGGTCAGGTCGTGGTTGGCCGAGGGAATTCAGTGAGTCCCTGATCCCTTCGGAGGCCTGGGCGGACGCTCACTGGCAAGACTGGCTCCAGGAGATAAACAGAGGGAAGAATCAGCTCGTTGCGAGCGCTGACCACTTCAACCTCTCCGTCGCGATGGGCCAGGAGTACAGCCGGTTCGGCTTAACCGGCCGCACCGAACGTATCGAATGGTCCTTCGGCTCCGGCAACTCCTACTCCACCACGATCAACGCGGAGGTTCTCAGCTGATGGCAAGTCTCAAAAACTGTTTCAATAAGACCCCCGGCGCGTGGACTGCCGCCAGCCTCTACGACGATGCCACCGGTGGATACTACCTCCAGGGCGGCCGCTGGGAGAACCCGGACACATCCCGGCCCATGGGAAGCGGTCAGTCCGTGATTCTGGCCCGGCTCGGGCGGGGCCAGGTGCTGGGAATCACGCAAGGCGGAGTTTACGCAGTGGACCCGCCGGCGCCATGAGCAGCTTGTTCTCCTACCTGGGCAGCCGCTACGAGCGCAGCCCCAATAAGTTCGCCAAGTACCTGGGGGACGATGGGAGCGGGAATGGCCGGTGGGAGATCATGGGAACGGTCTACACCGGCAGCGTGACCGTGGTCGGTGATGATACGCCCACGGAACAGAAGACTTACCCCGCTTTCTGCGCGGACCCGGATTCTTGGCGAAACTGGATCGTGTTCGTGGAGAAGCAGTATTCCAGGATCCGGCCGCGCGAGGTGTTTTATCCAACCACTTGGACGGAGTGGGGAGGAGGACCCGGGCGCAACTGGTCGTGTACTGCCCCTCTCGGAGAATGGTGGAATGGTCCTATACCTTACCCCAGCGACGAAACGTTTGGAAACCTTGTTAGGTGGCCTATCCGCATAATAGGGGAATCCGTTTTTTCTCAACAGGGCAAGAATACCTCAGACACCCTTGTTGGTCCGCTGACAAGATACGACCTTAATCCCGGAGGACTCAGTCTAGGTTCTCAGGATAATGCGGGAAACTTCTTCAGCTTTACGCAGGATATGGTTGTAGCCGGTAATTCTCCTGAGGACATACGCATCTATGCTGTTTCTATGACTATGGGAAGCGGCAGAAAGTTCTATGACGGACTAGCGGTTTCTGGAACTATGACATTACGGTGTTATGGTTACGACTTGTCCACTATCTGGACGGCCAACCTTAACGCCTATAAAGTTGGTTGGTCCGGCTTTGGCTGGATGACTTTGCTCAATCCCGAGACCCTTGCCATACTCGCCTTTGGAGGTCGACCTGGAGACACTAGAAACCCTAACGCCACCCTTCTTATTGTCGATACTAGCGACGGAAGTTTTACTTCTGTCCCCTGGACGTTTGAACCGGCCCCCCACGGGTTTTACTACGCCATAAACCCTCTAAGCTCAGACGCCGATAATCCTCCTCAGGACACATATTTCGACTCATGGGCGGTAGACGTTACTCCCGGAGACGAGGAGAACCCTCCGCTTATAGTGCCTCTTGATGAATTCCCCTGGAAGAAATGGCTTCAGCCTGACGGAGGGCCGGAAACAATAAGCACCTTAAGGGCGGAAACTTCACCCTCCATAGTCCTATCAAGCACCGAAACCCGCGGCTCATTGTCGGACACTCTTCGCCGCTGGTATCCTAGCGAATCATCCTGGCCAATCTTAGCTCCTAGCGTCAATTCTGGTAGCTCCTACCCCGTAGAAATAAACCACGTTACCGGAATCATAAACCACACCAAAACAGAAAGCCTCATCATTTGTGGAGAGAACCTTAGCAGCGTATTAGTCCTTAACTACGACGGAACAAAGAAGTGGGAAATAGTTGGTTGGAGCGAGGAGTTTGCGGAGAATAACCCGGAACTACCCATACCGCAACGAACCTGGTATACCGTCTTGGGTCAAACCGCTGACTTCCTGTTCCTCAAAATCGTCACCAAGAGGTCTACGGTTGTCTCCCACAAGTCTGCCGAACTAGACAACGCCGAAGGGGCACCAGTTGACGCCGGAGTAAGCGATACGAAATGGGTATTTCAGGAGAGGCAAACCAGGATATTGACCCGCGACACCGCGGGGATAGTGGCCGTGGACATAGCGACTGGAGAAACGACCTTCGGAATTCAACCTCCCCACACTATCGACAGGGACTTCAATCAATACGTGGCGGAAGGCGACGTTTTCGCCGTAGCCAAGACCATCTACTTCGAAACCGGATTAGAGGAGCCGCCAGGAAACTTTCAAGTAGTCGACCTGCCCGCCAAAGACCTTTCCTCCTCAACCCAATACGAATTCAGCGCGGAAGAGCTTGGAAACGATACGACCTTAAACTCCTTAACAACCGGACAACCCATAATCAGCAACCTTGACCCAGTAACCTCGGACCTTCCAGGAGAAAGCTACCGTGCTTTCAGGGCTATCCGGAAGGGTGGAGATGTCTATATGGTGGCCGACTATTTAGACCGCGCCCCCTTCATAACCCCGCCCCCTACAACCCCGGCGGAATTCACGGGCATAGACTCACACTGGAATGCTGTGCTAGACGGAACCGTTCCCTCCGAAACTGAACTTGAAGAGTGGTATCCAACTTCTGAGCTATACGGGACCCTGGCGTACAACTTGGTGAAAGAGGGCTTAGTCTGGGAGACTATTGAACTCAATTGCACCAGGACTGAAACCGACCCTGAAGATGATATTTTCAATTCGGTCCTCAATGACTATGACCGGGCAACTTGCTTTGATAACCTTTGCGTATTCTGGCCGCGTCCGGTTACCATTCATCAAGTCATTCAGGACGGAGAGCCGGAACCTTATGGCGGCGGGGGGTCTTACGAGAAATGCGTTGTAAGGGCTATTAAAATAGACCCCACCGCTGACCCTCCTGACAACCTTGTTTTAGCTTGGGAGATATTTCTTCCCGACTACCTAGACGGAAGGGTACAGTCTGTGGGAGGAGTTACCATAGGACTTGCCTGCGGTCACCCGATAAGCGTAGGGCACTACGCCTACGACCCGGTAAACAAGCGCATATTTTTCACTGTGGTAAGGTTCTGGGCCAACGAAAACCCCCCAAGCTCAACCCCTGCGAATCATTCCTGGCAAAAGCTTGACAGGGTGGTCTTGTCTGCGGTGGATGGGTCCTTGATCGACTATGAAACAACGGAACCTTTTCTTGCTAATTCTATTCCTCCTTCGGCGGATTATCTCCATAGCGAATCTCCTGGAGACATATCTTCGGCAAGCTACCTCTGTCCCGCCTTCGTTGTGCCAATCAGGGCAAGGCCTGGGACCTTTATAGAGCCAGGAGAATAAACACCATGCCCAAGAAAGCCCGCCACAACATACCCGAACACACGCGCGGCGACACCTGGAAGGGCTTCTCTTTCAAGTGGAAACTAGGCGGCGAGTACGTCGACTTCACAGGCTGCGCTATCAAGATTGAGTGGAAGCGGAATGGGAACATCGTCCACACCAGCTCGACCTCCGACCCTGGCGGCATCTCTTGGTCCGCCATCACGATCGACAACACGAACGTCACTGTGGGAAAGTTTCAGACAGCGGCGTGGACGAAGTCAATTCTCCAATATGACACGGAGATAACCTGGCCCAATGGCGACATCGAGACTCTTTTTGGTGGGGTCTTCCCGATCGATGGGGATCAGACCAATTCATGAGCGTCATTGAAATAACCTACTCCGGCGCCGCGAGCTCGACGATCGAAATAACGTATCCCGACATAGACTCCGTAATCGAACTCCAGGCCGAGGCGATTGATTCTGTCATTGAGCTGGACTACAGCGGAGACAGCGCCCAGGGTATTCCCGGGCCACAGGGCGTCAAGGGTGATACCGGAGACCAAGGGCCTCCCGGAGACGATGGGGAGCCGGGACCTCCAGGACCCCCCGGCACAACCGAATGGGCCGACCTCGAAGGAGACCCCATTTCCAATCCAGAGTTGGCTGCTTTGATAAATGAAGCCGGGTCATCATGGCTGGGATGGCAGTTCTAAAGGAGAGCGTATGGGAATCTTGAGTAAAGTTTGGTTTGACGGGGTCTTGTCTGGCTCTCTGACCCCGATACTGACTGTGTCTGGGGAGTCAGCGGTCGCACCGGTAGTGGAGCTATCGAGCGAGTCTGAGTCCACCGTGGCAGCAGAGATCTACTACAACTGTTCGGGTACGGATCGGAGAATCGCTCCGTTCTCAATTCCCGCCGGCGGATCGGCCCGTGTGCGTCTCGCCAACCTGCCAGATGGGGACATCGTAAAGGTTTTGGTTTCCGAGGCGGCAGTAATCACGTGCGTGGTGTCAGGGGGTAGTCAGACATGATAGCCGGGATAGAGATTTACGATTCCGAGGGATTGCTGCTATCCCGCCAAGGACCGAAGGGCGACACTGGGGAGACTGGCCCACAAGGCGAACAGGGGCCCGAAGGTCCGGAGGGTCCGCAAGGGATACAAGGTATCCAGGGGGAGCAGGGACCTGAAGGGCCGGAAGGCCCCGCCGGAACCACCACTTTTGCTGGCTTGATTGACTCTGCTCGGGATAATCCTGATCTAGCCGACGAGTTAGCGGCACTTGAATCTGCTATCGGGGGTAAAGCTAATACTTCGCACACCCATCCACAGAGTGATGTTACGGGTCTAGTCGATGCTCTGTCAGGCAAACAGAACAATCTTGGACTGGGTACGGCCGGTCAGTTGCTCGCCACGAACGGAACTGAGGACGGCACAGAGTGGATAGATCCTCCGTCTGGTGGGTCTGGTGATGTGCCCACTCGCCGAAAGATCCTACACCCGGGGCTCTCAGACAGCAGAGTAGGCACCTGGGCGTGGATTGGAAACGTCTCCGCAGACGGTGGAGGCTATTGGTATAACAGCTCCGCAGCCATCAACGACCGAATTAACTTCGAGGAGGTTGCCTTACTGGCTGGGCCTGTCACGGTGAGAGTGCAGCACCTGAGAGCCGGAGCTGGTGGCGTGGTATCCGTCTACTGGGGTGCGGACAAGCTAGGAGAATTTGAGGCGCGATCTGGGTCTCTAACCTATAACGTGGTGTCTGATGTGACCAATACCATTCTTGCCGCCGACACCAGACAACTCTCCCTGCGCGTCGAGAGCACGACCGGAGCAAACTATACCTGCTACGCCCAGAAAATTGAAATCATCCAACCGGAGGCCTAATGCAACCCACCGTTTTTAAATACGACTATCCAGATTTGGGGTGCAGACTCCATCTTGTCGCCCTCCCTCCCGATCCGCTCCAGGTGCTGGTCGAGGCGTTGCCTGGCAAAGAACCCACCGATCAGCAGATCGCTGAGGCGGAATCGCGGTCGGCGTCGGGGTTTATTGATACGGCGGGGCGCTTGCCGACGGTTTACGACCCGGACGACGACTTGCATTTGAGGATCTATGGCGTCGATCGGTGTCCCGGAGAACTGGTCTCTCGCTACCTCGCGACTCGGCCACCAGCCGAGTTTGACTGGGGACTGCTCAAGTTGCAGAAGACCGTATCCCTGGGCGTCATTGATAAAGGCGACATCCCCCTCATGGCTTACTCAGCGAGATTCACGGTCGACGAAGAAGAAGTAGAACTTCCCGTCTGTCGACGGCAGTTTTCGTTCTCTTACGACGCGGATGCAAACGGAGCCCTGGATTTGACCGTGACGGAAACGCCGGGGTGGGCCCGCAATGACGGAGCCTGGGTTGATGGACCTGCGAGAGCGGAGACCTATCGAGGAGCCCGCTACAACGCCTGGAGAGACAGTGCCAGGAAACGGATTTTTGAAGCATACAAGACGTGGCTTCCTTTGGCGCTGGTCACCCTGGCCGCCTCGGATGAAACACTGGAGGCCGCACTGGAGGCAGTGTCCGACAAGACACCCGCCGTCGCCGACATCCCGGCAGGAGAGGCTCTCACTGGTGGCTGGTTAGCTTCAAACCACGCAGCCTACTGGAACCTCTATATGGAGACCGGGCGAAAAGAACTCATCACTACCTCGATCACGAACGACTCGACCGAGTGGCTGGACGACGTTGTGCCAAATGAACTCATTCCAGGACTGGCGAGCGGCAAGACTATTCGAGAAATGATTTTGGAAGGGTTGCGGTAGGCATGGTACTGGCTGCAAGACGAGAGAGGTTTGGATTAATGGACTCTGAGACGGGCATTTTCGCGGGCATCCTGTCCGGGGTGAGCGTGCTGGTGGGAACGGTATTCGGCTACCGACACAAAGAGCGGAAGCTAGACGCCGAGGTCGACCAGAAAAGAATTGAGGCCGACCAGAAACGAGACGACGCCGAGTTTGGTAGGTTCGAGGCCCTTTTCAATCGCCAGACCATTGTTCTGGACCGCCAGATCGAACGAGCCAACAAGGCCGAAGAGCGAGCGAACAATGCTGAAGACCGGATAGCCCATCTAAACCGCGAGGTCCACGAGGTGCGCCGGCAGCTCTCGGAGATGGAGTCCAAGCTCGACAAGCTGCTTAAGTCTGACAAGGAGAAACAAGATCGAATAGCGGCCCTGGAGGCCGAGAACTGTCGACTCCGTCGAGAAAAGGCGGAACTAGAGATCAGGCTGGAGACAGCCCAGAAGGAGCAATCATGAAAATCCTACTAATCTGCCCAGCAGAAGACGCCAAGAGCGCGAAAGAAATCACCCTAGAACAGGCCTCGGTTATCCGGGGCCTTTGCGATCGCCTCGGTCTGCGCTACACCGACCAGGCCGGGAGCGCCGATCGTCCCGCCAAGCTGTACGTGGCCCGACCGTCAAGCGTGAAAGCGCCGCAGACTCAGGCCAAGGGAGACGGGCTGCACTATCCGCTGTCCGGAGCCTATCTCGAGAGACACCCGGAGAATAACGCGCCGGCGTATGCCCCGGGCGATGTCGACGCTGCCGCCCCGCTCGTTCGCGGCGCCGACAGTACGAAGCTTAGCAAGCACTTCACGCTTGGCGAGTTCCGACCGCACGAGAAATCCTACACCGGTGTTCGCGTACATCCCGACCTGGTGGCCAAGCTGGAAGAGATTAGGGCTCGAGCCGGTGGTCCGATCAAGATCACCTCGAGCTACCGACCTCCGGCCTACAACCGGAAGGTGGGCGGGGTCTCGAACTCCACTCACCTCGACGGACTCGCGGCCGATATCTACTCCGAGACCCTCTCAACCTCCCAGCTCTGCAAGATCTGCGACGCTGTGATCGGTGCTGGGGGCGGTGTGGGCTACTACCCCAACCAGGGTTTTATCCACATCGACGTGCGGGGGTACCGGGCTCGCTGGTAACCCCAACTACTAACCAACTACTAATTCGTGTCTAATTTAGTAGATGCGGAAGCGGCAGAATCCGCAGAAGGAGACGAAAATGAAGACCAATGAACAAGCGCGACAAGCTCTCACGCTTATCCACGAAGTAAGTGGCCAACTACTTGAGGCTAGCAAGGATGGGAAGATCGATGTTGCCGAGATGGTCAACGTCGCTATCTCAAACCTGCCTTCAGTCATGGTGCTGGCTGGAGTCAATCCCGGCGGGAGCTACAAGCCTCTGGGAAACTAGTGCCCCCGGCCCTGGACTGGGTGACCACCCGAGCGCGGGAGGTTGCCCAGTCCCGGACTCCGCTCCAGGAGCAGGCCGGGAACACGAAGCTCAACCAGGTGCAGGAGGAGATGGAGCGTCTCAACCGCTGGAGCGGGAAGGACTATGAAGGCCCTCTCGACCCCTCACCCCAGACCGACCCCCGCAACCCCTCCACCAACCTCGACGACTGGCTGCCGGCTTCGGTTCGGTCGGCCACCAAAGAGGTGGAAGAGCTGATGGACGAGTTGGACCGGGACGGGTGGACGCCGGATGATGCGTTCGAGTAA